AAATGTTATTTCATCTGCATTTAGGTTTTGAGGAGCATAACCTATGTATGCAGCAGGAGATTCTTGAACAGACCCATTAAAATCTTTGTACACTTTTGAACACCAAAAAGCATAACGTTTATTTTTATCTATAAGTATATCTGATTCAGTATTTTCACTAGATTTATTTACAAAATATGGAATAAAAGCCATAGAACCTTCGCCATTATCTGTGTATGCATCTATTGGAGCAGCGTCAAAATTATCCCAGTCATCTAGTTCTTGTTCAAGATTAGCAAAAGTAACATTCCATCTATCTTCTTGAGCAGAACTACTTCCTAAATTACCTACTCTTACACTACTTGGTATATAAACTTCAGACCCTTGACTAGGATGAAAATTTGGTTCTCCATCATTTTCTATATGACTATTTAATGTATCAACATTGTAATTATAACTACTATTGTTAGAATCTTTTCTACCTCGTAATGGTGCTATATATAAATCTGTTGAACTATAATCACCAGATTGTACTGCATGAACTCCAGCAGCTCCACCTGAACCTAGTTTTCTATTATACTTATAATACGTAAATAACTTAGGAGTATTACCAGAGTTTCCATAATGCGGCACTACTCTAACACCACCATCAATATTATACATTTCTAATCTAGAAGAAGTATCACCATAATCAATAGTATCTGATTCTAAATCTGTATTAGTAACATCAAATATCTCTACTTCTGAATTAGTAGTATCATTAATAAATAAATATTCTGTTTCATTAATAGTAGTTGGACTACCTAAGTTTCTATCAAAGTTTGTATGTAGTAATCCATTACCATAGTTTACAGAATTAATAGCATTTAATTCAGTAGTTGTAATATTAGATTCATTACCAATAACCTTTAACTTCCCTGGTACTTCATTACTAAGGTTTGATAATACTTGCAATTCATTATCAGCTAAGTCCCTAGGTGTAGTATTGTTATTTAGTCCTCCACTAAAATTACTTACGTTTATAGCTTTTTTTGGCATTCTTCTTCTTCTTTTTCTTTTTTAAGTTATACATTCTTCGAGTATTATTAATACTTTCACCTTTCATTTTACTTGGTGCCATCGATTAACTCTCCCCATACAGTAGTTTTACCATCAATAATCTCAACGACTTCTACTTTAAATTCTCCATTCGTAAACCAATCAATAATAGCAAAAGCGTGACCCCAGTTATGTAGTCTACCTTTTAACCATTTATTATTATCATGGTCCATTTTCTTTAAACATCCCAATGCCCAAGCACCAATATTACCATTAAGCTTAGTCAATGTATGTCTTTGTATATCGTGAGTATGTCCATACATTACATTTTCACCATATGTTTCCAGGTGTTTCTTTGCATGGTATGTCGTTGCAAAAGCACCATGGAAGAACGCAAGCTTACCTACTTGGATTGGTAAGTTGTGTTCTTTGTATTTGTATCCTCTCTCTTTGATTCTACACTTCTTTTCAAAAGTGTAATCGTTGAGATAAGGATACTTATTAGCAAAATTATCCAACCAGAGGTCGTGGTTACCTTGAAGTAAATACTTTTCTTTACATCCAACTTTTTTAAGTACTTCATCCCACTCATCTAATCCTTCATTTACTAATCTTATATCTTCTTCTACTAATGGAAGTTGAAACTCTAATGGTGGTAACTTCTTGTCTTTATATCTCCAAGCAGATACAGACTCCCATTCTCCAACATCACCTAGGTTTACAAAAACCTTTGGCTTTATTTTAAGTATTGCTTTCTTAACACACTTTACTGCAGCTCTATCTTCTAATGGATAATGCTGGTCTGGTATTACGATACCACGTTTTTTAAGTTTCAATGAAACCTCCTATTTTTTATGTAACGCTTTTTTAACTTCACCCCAAAGCTTATCATCAAGCTTATTAGATGACTTTAACACTAAATAGTCACCTAGGTGTAAGATAATAGCTGTAAGTAATTTCTCTGTTCCTAAACTAGTTAGTAACTTACCTAATATTGGTCCCATTATTTTACCTCACAATCTTTGTTGCAAGCTTCTAGGCCTTTCATATATCCTTGATGCTCTACAATCATTTGTTTAACTTCTCCCAATCTACCTTGGGCTTCTTGTATCTCTCCAACAAGAATGTTGTGCTGTTCAACTAAAGTTTGCATTTTAGTCTCAGCTTCTTGTCTTAGGTCTACTTTTTTTTCTTTTGCCATGTTACTGGTCTCCTATTATGTTATTAATTATTTTTTTTTATTTTTTTAATTTTACCGTTATGCGTTCTAGCAAATTTATGTGTTTTGGTTTCTCTTATAAGAGTTCCTTTATAGCGTTTGCCACCCCACATCCAACTTACTGTTTTAGCTTTCTTTAACATTATTTACTCATTGGTTTTGCGTATTTTTTTATACCTTTTGGCATTTTTCCACGCTTTTCTGCATCTATTACTGCAGCACTTTGTTCTGTTAATCGTTTTAATTCATCTTTACCTTGTTTAGTATCCATAAATAATTTTCTATCAATAGCTCCATCATTCATATTGTCTGTACTATTCTGTCCTGTACCTCTTTGTTTTTGTGCGTAATTGTCAGTACTATTCTTTCTTTTTGGTGGTTTACCGACTTGACTACCATATGTTCCTTTTCCCATTGGCATTGTATTATCCTCCTACCATTTAACTTTATGCGACCAATATCTAGCACTTAATTTGCTTGGTTTAGCATCTTGTGCATTGTGTCTAGCATAATATGATTTACGTCTTGCTTTATCTTTTTTACTCTTTGGATTCTTGCCAGCACCTGTTACACCTTGCTGTCCAAATCTTATCAATTTTTTTGTTTCTCCAACCTTAGCTACCACTACGTGCGATTTTGTAGGATGGTTAGGTGTTCTTTTAGGTTTATTATAACCACTTACACCAGCTCTAGTTAGTCTTGAATCTTTTTTAACAGCCATTATCCTTGTCCTCTACTACGTTTTTTATAATACTTTTTACTTATCTTATTTCCATATTTAGTATTATTCGACATTCCTTGACGAGTTTTCTTCTTACCATTCGTGTGTTTTGTTTGTGTTGGTCCGAATACTTTACGCATGATGTCAAATTTAATACCTATTTAACTTCTTTCCAAATACTTTTTATAATATGCTTAATATGGTAGCTATAACTACACCAACAGTAATAATACGTGCAATGTTTTTTTCATTAGTACGTACTCTTCCGTTCTGCTCTTTTAGTAATTGTTTTATCTCTTTTATATCATGATAAATATCAATTACTTGAGATTCTATTACAGCTACCCTTTCAGTCATTTGTTCTCTATATTCACTAACTTTCATAATTGTTCCTATGGGAAACCTCCACCACTATCATCAAATAGAATTAAATTAAATCCTGGTGTTGTTTCTCCGTCTGCTACTATTTTAATTGTTCTATTGCTTGTTTCATATAACGAGCTATGTTGTATATACTTAAATCTACAATACAATGTACCGCTACCATTTATACTAATTGATGTAGTAAATTGTCCAGTACTACTACCTACACTATAGTATGTTGCACTATTAGTTGGAAATGCAGACGTCGATGTTGCCACTGAAAGACCACCTCTAACTACTCCACTATTTAGAGTAAAGTATACGTCTATCACATCAGAAGTAAATCCACTAAATGTAATACTTCTGTTAAAATAATTTGTAGTACCTGGATTAGCCTCATAAGTTTGGTTACCAGCACTCCAACTACTTCCCCAAGAAGAAGAAGTTAAGTCGTGGTCGTAACTATAAAACTCAGACATTGCATGCGGTGCAACGCCATCTGGTCTATTTGCTGCTGGATTTGCAGTGTTTATAGTTACAAACGTACCATCAGATATATTTTTTAACGAAGCATTAAATTCGTTCTCATTACCTGTTTCAGTATATATATCATTAATACTAATTGGTCCTGATGCTGGTAAAGCCATTTACTACTCAGCGTCTCTTATTGCTATATAGTCTGCTAATTCTGCTTCACACTCTGCAAGCTGTGCTTCTAAATTAGCTTTCATTGCTTCACAATCTGAAATAGCTGAATCAACATCTTTAGTTTCTTCCCAATCTAAAACAGTAACATCATTACCATTTGGATTTTTCATAACTCTTGTATGTTTAATTGATACCATTTTTGGTGATTCAACTGATTCTACTGCTACAGCTTCTACTGCACTTATTACTTTAGCCATTTAACTTCTCCTCTAATTTGTTAATTTGTTTTTGTTGTCC